GTCCAACCAGAGTTTGCTTCAACGTTCACATAAGGACCTGCCATTGCAGCGCCAGCGAAAAGGGGAGCAGCAGCCAGAGCTGCAAGAGTAGATTTGATCATTTAAAAACCTCGTAATTTACTTGCGGAATGGTTACCCGCAGATGAAGGATCGACTTGTGCCGATCGCTGAATTGATTGTAGCACATGACATTTTTGGTGTCAAGTAGGTATGTGCGAGTAGTTGAGGCACCTTTCCTAATTGCTACAGGAGTAATTTAGCAGAGTTCTTTGCCAAAAACAAGCCCCCTTGTGCCAGTTTTTGATACGGATTTCCGATGAGTTAGTTAAGATTTATTAATGCGCCTTTAATTGTAGTGTTTCCGACGCCAATAAGATTGAGTGCTCCAGCAGCGGTAACGCTAGCAACACCACCAGCAGTAAGGTTAGCATTTGCTCCAGCTGCAATAGTGATAGCAGCACTGGCATCTAGATTTAAAGCACCAGCAACAGTTGCAAAAGTAGCATTTCCAAGAAGAATCTTAAGACTAAATGCATTAGTTCTATCTTTGTTCAACATACCAGGACCACCTGCAACCTCATCTGCAACTGTTCCTGCAGTCTGTCTACGTTGATCACCAACACTCTTCGTCTGATCAGCACCAGATGTGATGTTATTACTAGATCCACGAACATCTAACTGAACGATAGACTCTTCACCGATTTGAATTGTTCTCTTCTGTCCAAACACAGTCTCTGACTTGTTTGTTACCAGTTCATTAACTTGACCAGCAGAAATATCAAGAGATCCAGCACCATCATCACCACAAACTAACTGAATATTGGTTCCTCTAATCTCAATATTAGATGCATCAAGAATAATCTTATCAGCACGAACCATATGAGTTCCTAATACTTCTATCTTAGAATCTCCAAATGCATTCAACATGAAAGCATTGTTATCAAATGGTTCTCTCTTACCACAGTCAATGACATATCCACGATCTGCCACATTAATCATTGCACCATCTGAATGGAAAGCAATGTTTCCACTACCAGGACCATTTGCTTTAGTTCTTGCACCACTATGAAACTTTAGCTGTCCCTTAGATGTGAAAGCAATGCCAGTGCCACCAGGACCACGAATTTTCATGGCATCGATATCACCACTTGGGAAAAATCTTGCATAGATGTGAGAGTCATACATTGGACCAAGTATATTCTCTAACTTAAGTCCATCAGCAATAGTCTGCTCCGCATCTGGAGTAGTTGGACTAGCAATACTAGTTGGCAACTTACTTGGAGCTTTATTATCTACGCTGGTCGAATATTCGTTATACTTTAATTCGTGTGACATGATTTATATTCTTTATGGACAATCGATATACTTGCCAGTACCGATCTTAGTAGATCCAATTTCTGCTAGTGCATCTGTATCTAGACATGCAAACGATGGGATCCACTTGGCACCAAGTCCACCGCCACCGATAATCAAAACTTCGGGGTAAGAATCGAATGTTGTTTCTCTGTCAAGAACACGAATACCAACAACCCTACCACCATCAATCTGTGCTTCTGCGACATCATTTCTACCATTGACCCAAACTGTTGGAGCACTGGTATACCCCAGACCAGGACGAATCATAGTGAACGAATCGATGATACAACGCAAACCTGCATTGGTTGGTCTATTGAGTTTGTATCCAAATCCTGGATTTGTTACTCTAATTTCGGTAACAAATCCTTTATCGTCCAATAATGCCTGACCAGTAGCACCATATCCCAATCCACCAATTACAACATATGGAGGAATAACATATGGCTTTCCTGGATTTTTGATCGGAATTTGAATAATTCCACCATTATCATCAGTAATAGGTGTATCAGTGGTTGGTGATTGTGGAACAGTAATAATCGTAGATGGATTGCCAGGTCCAACTCCAAGATTTGGAGGTGTTCCAGTTCCCCCAGCTTCGACGATTAAGACATCTTTAGATATACCTTTACCAGCAACTGTAAAGGTCATCTTCTCCGTACCTTCTACAGTTGAGTCATCTTCAATGCCAATAACTACTTTTGCACTTCCCTGAGAAATTACAGCGGTTCCTACAAGAGTACCACCAACAATGTCACTGACATTGATATTTGTTCCTGACAACACCCAATTGACAGCAGTGCCATCTACAACATTAAAGGTGTCAATGGTAAAGGTAACAAAGTCTCCCTCAGTTACAACTCCTTTATCTGCAGACAACTGGTAATATTCTTGTCCATTTACACCCAGACCACCCTGACCTCCTCCTGGAGTTCCTGCCGCTGGTGGTGTAACTGGTGGGAATATTTGCGTTAAATTAGTAACTGGATTCTGAATAACTGAAGTAAAGCTTGGTGGTGTTGTTGCACCAGAACCTGGCGTTGTTGATGTTGGTTGCGAAACAACTGCCTCAACAATTGTCGCTTGTCCTACATTTTTTGTAAAAACAACATTACACAAATCTGCTACTGGATCTGGTGTTACGTTCGTTAAGTAAACCTCAAACGTTTCTGGTTGTTCAGTGATAGTATCACTAATAGTAAATACATCCAAAGTTTGTGAACTATCACCAATGCCAAATGCAAGGACTCCAGATGCAGTGATGTAATCAGTTCCACCAATAGCACTAGAATCAACAGTAGTCCAACTCAGAGATGATGTGCGGTTGATAGATCCAGACCTAGTTACAGTAAATGTTGCGGCATTTCCTTCTGTAACTATAACATCATCAATTTCATATACCAATGAATCTGTTTGAGAAGTTCCTGATGTGGTAGATCCAATAGCAGGTGTTCCACCAACAAATCCAACAGTAGTATTTGTTAATGGATTGCCAGTGTATGCATCTGAACAACTATAGACAGTATTGTCTTCCTTAAGATTTGGGAAAATGCCATCAATTCCATCCTCTAAATCTTTGAATAATTTATCAAGGAAGTTTTCATCTTCTTCATCCTTTTCATCCTCATCATCTCCGTCAGCACATGCTTTTCTCCACTTAGCACATGTTCTATCTCCACCAGAACATGTAATACCAAGAAGTTCTAATACATTGCTAACTGCTTCACCAACAATGTTTAGAACATCGCCAATAGGACCAAGAAGTTCACTAATAAATCCTAAAAGATCACCAATTAGTTTATCTAATTCTGACTGAATCTGATTCAGAATTCCATTGACAAGAAGATCTACTTGACATGCTGCCATTCTATAGATCTCTTCAATGTATTCCATAAGAAGATCTGTGAGGAATTCTGCAAGACGCTCACCAATATCTTCCATAGAGCATCCAAGTTTCTTCAATTCATTATTGAAAAACTCAGTTGTTGATGTAAGTGCGTTTCCATTTTCATCTTGACGAAGGATTGCTTTGACTAGAGCATCAACACCTTTCTTAAGACCGTTTATGACGATACCTTTTACTTTTCCAAGTAACTTTCTAACAAGAGCAATAGCCTTTCCAATGTACTTTGTTCCTATTTCTAGTACATCAGAGACTTCACCAGTTGCTTTGTTGACTAGATTAGTTCCAAATGATCCGCCATTTCTTTGGATCTCTGCGAGCATATCACCAACAATGATATTCATTTGCTCGCCAAAGTCGGACTCTTTGCCACAACCATCTGGAAGTTTAGCACAAATCTTTTCTGCGTCTAAATCATCGGTAACTCTAAGTGCAGATGCTGCTTTTGGCGCATCATCTTCTGAACTTTGCTCGGTATTTCCACCAGAACTACCACCACTTGCTGTACCACTATCCGTTAAGTCCGTTCCTGGTTCTGGTGATAATACCTCACCAGTTTCAGTTTTGTTTGTTAAAACTTTAGAAGGTCCATCTGTGTATGGATTACTTCTAGGATTCATGTAAGTAGAGAACGAATTACATTCATCTGGTTTGTATTCGTTTACTTTGCCAGTTGATCCGATTAACTGACCCAATGCTCCCATGATAATTGGTTTTTGTTTATCTGCATCCAGATAGAAACCAATTACCCAGCATCCTTCATATAAATGTGGTTGACCTTGTACTGGTCCACCAGCAGACATGGGAGCAGTTACAGGCATCATTACCTGTGCCCAGGGCAAATCGTCCTTGCCAGTGATCTCGCAATTCTTTACATGCTCACCAACAATTCTTACTTTATAGCGAAACTGACCCTTTACACTTGGGTCATTTTCACTTAAATCTTCGACTTGCCCTACCCACCAATTGAATCCATCCGATCCAATTTTGTGTTGGGGCATTAAGCGGGATAATGCCTCATCCATATCATTCAATCATCGTAAATTAAACACTCTGGTTCCGAAGGGTTAGCATCACAATACAATTCAAGTGATGTTGGATCGTGATGATCTCCTGCTTCAATCTCTTCTTTATGCTTTTCTGCGTATGCTTCTAATTCTTCTAGTTCGCCTTCAATGTGACGACGGCGTTGAGGTGAGAGTTGAGGATCCGCAAGTTCCTCCTTATCTGCTTCAATATGTTGTTCGATACTATCCATTTTTAGTTACCTCCGTATACATTATTTATCTGGTGTTCCAAATGCATCTCTAAACAATCTTAGAGTTGTAGAAAATAAGCCATTTGTACCCTGTGATGTGTCATAATCATGCGTAACTTCATTAATTAAGTATACGCCACTACTTTCCAGATCAAAAGGCTCATTATTCATATCAGCACCAGGAACTTTATTCTTCAATTTGATTTCAATTCTGTCTCCAGCACAAATTTCAGAATTCCCTGGTATTGTAACAGTACATTGTTGATTACGCAACGTGGAATATCTAGAAATACTCTGCGCCATAAAATATTTTTGCCAGTCGGCAAATGGAGCGGGGGCGGGTGATCCATCCTCAGATTCTGGTGATCCTGGTGTAGGACCAGAGAACCACGTTTCATGATCAAGTATAGTTGACATATACCTAGTTGGATAATCAGACAAGTCGATCTCAGTAGATGGGATTAAATCCAATTCACCCGAACCTAAGTGCTCCATCTTCTCATACGAGTCTTTCAATTTGTAAGTATACTCATCATACTGTCCAGTTGATGGATTCCAAAACACCATTAAGGTTGAATATTTACCACTACGAAGGTTTGTCATGATGTCAACTTCAGAAGTAAATTGAGCATCCAAAACTACTAATTGGTTATCAGACCCTTCTTTATTTGCTTCATCTTCTACATAAGGACCCCATGCTGGTCTGTCATCATCATCTAACTTACACAATGAATCTACAGAATAGAAATTGTATCCTTTATGACTCTCCCAAAAGAAGTAACCAGCAGTTCCATTGATATTATCAACAGAATTGTTACCAGAAGTACCACTAGATGCTCCCCACTTTTTTTGTTGAGGAATTGCTTTAGACGACAATGCATTTGCGATTTCAAATGGGCGTCTTCTATTTGGCAAAAGTTTTACTTCAAACTCTGACGGATCTGATAATAAAGTTTTGTCGCTATGTAAGTATTCCTTAATTAATGTCTCTTCTATAATCTTTTCTGGTTTTCCAGAAAGGGGAACAGCAACTCTTGCTGCTTCATTTACTAAAGCTTCAGCAGAAATCAAACCAAGTGTATAATGCTGTTTTCTTTCTTTTACAAATCTATTTGCTACTTTCCAAACTCTAAGATCATATGTTTTATCATCGTCATCGGTAGCATTTTTGATTACATCTGTAATAACAACTTGGACTTTTTCTCCACCCGAATACTTGATCAAATTGAATGCTCCAGCAGAATCTGTAACAACCAAAGTTCCCATTATAAATGGCGCAGTAATTTTTTCACCATAAGTGAAGCTTGCAGCAAGACCAGTGATATCATAGGTCTTACCAGTTTTATCTTCGACTATGACTCGTTTTAATTTAAACGATCTAGACTGCTGTAATTCTTCTGCCATTTACTGTAATCCTTTCAGATAGATGTTCCAAATTGCGTCCTTTTTTTGTTGATCGGTTGTGGGTACTGTATTTATTTGTTGTGTGTATATTGGAGCTGCTTGTGTTCGAGTTGGAGTTCCTTGTGCAACTGCATCCGCAACAGATTCTATGAGTGTGTTGAATGTAGATGTGCTAGTAAAATTACGTCCATATTTTTCTTCCCATTGAACCATTGCACCAAGTTCAATCAGTGCTGTTGGAGAAAGCGCACCAGCATTTACTGTAGCATTAGCCGTCGTATCGGATGGACCCAAATTTCCCAATTCAGGATTTGCTCTTTGGAATCTTGATAATGCCGCCTGAATTGGTCTAGCAAATGCAGCATCTGCAGAATCACCTTTTCTAGTTCTTGTCAAGAATCCCGTGCCACCTTGACCAACTTTAGCATCAAAGTGTAGTGGAAGTATACGAGTTCCTTTTGCTGCCTCTCCTTTAATATATGCATCATATGTTTGATATGATGAGAATGATTCTGGTTTTATCACAGAAACTCTAAAACCTTTTGCTTCTAACTTTGCTTTTAATTTTGCTGCTGCGCTATCTTGATGGTCTCTTTCTCTACCCGCAGCACCTGTTGCTTTTGATTGTTCAAATGATGTTTTGGATTCATCATCAGGAAACTTTCCAGATAAATGTGATGGTACATGATCTAGTGGAATAATAATATCATTATTGCCCTGTGGTGGTAAAGATCTTGTGGTAGTTCTATTTCTTTGACCAGTAACTTTAACATCTCCACCACCTCTAATCAAATCATTAATAACAGGCATTGGATCCATGAGTCCAGAAACATATGCTGTTCCAGGATTATATCCTGTTCCCAAATCTAAGTGAAGATGTGTTCCTGCTGGTCCTTTTGGTTCTGTGAATCCAGTATATCCAACTGCACCAATTACTGTTGCATTTCCATTTTCATCTTTACCAACCCTAGCACCTTTAGAGACATTCACACTTTGTAAGTGTCCCATCTTAACGATTTCACCAGTATCAGTTTTAATTACAACAAAGTTTCCGTATCCACTATTTTCACCTCCTGGATCGTTGGCGTCGCCAATAATTCCAACATCAATAACTTTTCCTGACGGTAAGAATGAAATTGGTGTTCCTGGTTTTCCAAATAATGGACCAGCAATATCAAGTCCAGTATGTCCACCAGGCTTGCTACCAGATCCAAGACCATCGACAACACCAAATCCTCTAGAAATGTCAGCCTGAGTAACCTTTGTTCCACCAGTAGCGGTCATCGTAGGACCTGTATATCCTCCACCACCCATGAGACTGCGTAATCCACTTGTTAAATCATTTGCTCTATCTCTAAACCAGTTTCCAATATTTCCTGGTATATTCATCAAGAAACTTGAGATTTTATTGAAAACAAATTTGAGTCCGTCAACAAAATTTTTAACACCCTGATTCTTAAAGAAATAAGTGTCTAGTCCTTCTCTTACATGATCAATAATTGTGTTTTTGTTCTTTTTATCAAACTTTAAATCTAAAGTCCACCACTCTCTCCAGAAATTCATATCGAGTGGCTTTGCACCCATATCTCTCTTAAGTTTATCATTTTCAAATTTGCTGATTCTAGAATCAAACCAACTATCTCCTTTGATTACGCCACCTTCATTGAATGCAGGAGTTTCCTGATTCATCGCTTCATTCATATCTTTTGCCATCAATGCGGCATCAATACCAGTAGAAATTGCTGTTCCAACACCAGGAAAAATAGATGCTGTGCCAGAAGCAACTTCACCAATCGCACCTAACCAGTCACCTTTCATTGCTCTTTCAATACCAAAAGCGACGCCAGCAACGGCACCAAGAATTGGAACTTTCTTGATTGCCATTTTACCGACACCTTTTATTGCCGTTTTAGCAGCAGCTTTCTTCAAAGTATTTTTTGCAATAATCTTACCAACTCTACCAAATGCTCTTCCAGTAACACCTTTTGCAAGGCTCTTGCCAAATACTCGCTTTGCTCTCATTCTAGCAAGTCTCATTGCTGCTCTAGGATTTCTCAATCCTTTTGCCATTCCACTAGCAGGTCCAAATATATCTTTCAATCTGCTACCTGGAGCAGATAGGGCAGATCTTGCTTGCTTTGCTTTATTGAGTGCTTTTACAATAGCGTTATTTGCTTTGGCATTCTGTCCCTCAGCACCAGACTCTTCAGATTTTGATGCAGCATCAATCGCATCTTGCTTCAGTTTATTAGATTCGTCTTTAGCTACTTTTTTGATAGCATCTGTTTGATTCCCAATTGATTTGCTGATTGCATTGATCATATTGGTTGTCTTTGAGAAAACACTACCAAGAAGCATTTTCTGATTCTCTAGCGCATAGACAGCCTGAGGACTTCCTCCACCAGTGCCAACAAAAGAAGTAATATTTGCTAATTGTCTCTCAAGGCGTTGGAATGTTGATAACATACCAACTGTCAGTCTAGTATTTGTTACCTGAAGAGGGTTCTTCTCTGTTGGTACTCCATCTTTACCAGATCCACCAGCAGTTGTGGATGGTCTTGCTGTACCACCTCTCGATCTGCTAGGAGAACTTGTAACTGCCTTTGGTGCATCTGGTGTTTCAATTCCATAGTCAAATCCACCACGGAATCTTGATTCAATAGATCCCAATGGATCTCGACCCATTGGTGGGTCTTTTTCGAAAAGACCTCTAGTTCTAGCAATACGATCTCCACCAAATGTAGATCCAAGTGCTCTTCTAAAGAAGTATCCTTTTCCAATACCAGCTTCTGACAGGGAAGTATCCTGCTTTTCTGCTTGTTCTTCAGCATAGGCACGTTCTTGCCTTGCCATCAGGGCAGCATTCTTTGTCCTATTCTTTATTGCTGATGCAATATCGCCAAGGAGAGATCCACTAAAAGATCTTGTATCTGTATATCCTACATTACCTGCTGCCATGATTATTGACCACTAGGATGAGATGGAGTGAAAGAGAATCCACCAAAATCAGCAAAAGACATTCCAGTCAAGTTCTTAGATTCTTGCGCCGATCCAGCAGATGCTTCTGTAGGAGTGCTCTTACTAAAATCAGGAAGAGTCAAGAAAAGATTGCTTCCAGTTGGGTTAAACTGAGTATTCAGTTGCTGTAAGACCTTCATTTGCCCACTAAATCCTGGCACAATGGTATCCATCAATCTAGCATTTGCGTCAGCTTGTGATTGATCAGGTGGTGTTTCTGGCGGTGGCGCTGTTTCAGTAACAGGAGTCAAACTACTAAGATCTTCTGGTTTATATCCAATTGGAGAAGACATAAATGCATGTTTGTTGTCGGTAGATACAGAAGGAGCATCCCTAAATGGCTTGTTACTACTCAATTCTGGGTTGTAAAAACTATCTGCGACAGCAACTTGTGTTGCGTCACCTGCTGACATCCCACCACTCATAAGATTTTCCTTTACTTTTGCAGGATCTAATCCACCACCTTCTACAGCATTATTCAATGCTGTTGTTCCTTGATCTGCTGTAATTTTATCAAAACTACCATCTCTAATTGGTTGATATTGATTTGCAGCGTAAATGATATCCGTTAGGGTAACTTCATCTTTTGTTTTTCCTTGAATTCCCCATTGACTTGGAGCAACCTTACCAGATTTAATCTGACGATATCTATTAAGGATAGAATTAAGAACTAATGCTTGCCCTTGCTTGTCTCCAGCTTCAGCGGCAACAATTCTACCAAGATCCGATATTTCTTTTTCACTAAATCCGTCAAGACTTACTGGTGTTAAAGATCCTGGCGGTGGATCATCTCCTGTTGGAGTGTCATTTCCACCACCACCAAACATACCCTTAATAGACTCCCACAATTTTTTGCCTAATTCTGCCCATCCATTAGGACCATTGAAAAACTTTTTATTACCATCTGCGTAGGTATTGACAAAGAAATCTTTATTTTTCTTCATCACCTGTGCTTTTGCTCTGGCAGAATCTCTAAAAACTTGAGGAGTCATTGGAATAACTGCCTCGGATGTTCCTGGTGGAGTATCACCAATAACGACAGTTTTTCCTACTCCATCACCAGGCATCGATGCACCCTGATTCAATCTAGGTCTTCTGTACCCAGGTCTATTGAAATATGCATTAGGACCCCTCAATTGATCATAACCACCAGCAGGAGATGGATATGCCAGATCCATGCCAATTGCAGCGGCAGGACCCAGCAAACGACCTCCAATGCCTCTCATCAAACCCTTTCCTTTCATTCTTGCGAGACGTGCTACTGCTCCACCCCTAGCACCTCTAGCACGAAGTCTTCCTGTTCTTCCAAAAGCCCCAACCGAACGACCAGTGAACAGATCAAACAATCCCCCTAAAAGACCACCCCAGAATCCATCGCCACCTCCTTTCTTTAATTTATCGGGAGTTACATTTTCTGCACCGCCATCAATTCCTTCAGCGCCAAATTCTTCTGCTGCTCTATTTGCTTTATCCTCTGCTTTCTCTTCTGCGTCTTTTTTAGCTTCAGCTCCGTCTTTGATTGCTTTTGTTTGCTTTTGTGTCATTCCTAAGAAGGATGACAATGCAGAGTGAATTGCCGTAAATCCAGCAACAATTGCTTTTGAGTTCTGTGATACTAAACTTGCTACCTGCCCATCTTCACCTTCACCAGAGTTCATTTTTTGCTCTAGTCTGGTCATCTGGATTTCAATTCCAGATAGTGAAGAAGCAATCTTTTCGTTTAATTGTTTATCTTCTACTGGAACTGCATTTTTATCTTTTTTACCACCAAATGACCTAGTATCAGTAATACCAGCAGTTCCGCCACCAAACATTGGTGACTTTGCCTTCATTTTATCCTTATCTAAGGTATCATCCTTAAATTTGGCAGCATCACCTAAAACATCTGCATATCTCCTGTCATAAGAATACAGATATTCGGGTGCTTTTGGACCCTGTAAAGGTCTAGCACTCTTAATTAGTCCTTCTTTCGAAGCATAATCAAATCCAGCACTAAATCTAGATTCTCTCGTTCCTGTGGGATCTCTTCCTGCTGGAGGGTTCTTCTCAAAATATCCTCTGGTTCTAGCAATACGATCTCCACCAAAATTAGATCCTAGTGCTCTTTTAAAGAAATATCCTTTACCGTATTCTTTATCAAATTCTTGTTTGGTGATACCATCATTTCTACCACCAACATTTAAGGCTTTAGCAGCATTTGCACGCTCTTGGCGTGCCATCAGCATCGAATTTCCAATACGATCTTTGATCCCACCCGCAATATCGCCTAGGAGGGATCCACTAAAAGATCTAGTATCAGTATATCCAACATTACCTGCTGCCATTATTTGCTATTCTCTTGCTCCTGTCGTAACTTTTCAATATGTTGAAGCAATAGCGAAGTGTATACCTGGCGTTCCCAAGGCATCCAATTTTCAATCTCTGTCAAAGAGTATTTATGATGCTGCATCAAGGCAAAATTTGTCTTATAATACCCCTCCAAGCTATTATGGAAGAGTGCTACCCGAAAAAATTTTGTAGTCCCTCAATGGTATAAGTCGATTCGATGCCAGTGTTTGGATTTCTTACACTAAAGCTATGTGATAGTTTTGGTGCAGTTTCGAAGAACTCTTGGACTCTCTCAAATTGCTGAGTTGTCAAACTATCAACAAACTCTCTAAATTCTTTCTTTGTGGTGGTAGAGGAATCATATACCTCTTCACCCTGAAAAATCTGATCAATAGATTCCGCAATAATATCGAAAATATCGTCAGTTGACAATTCAGTCCCAGAAACCGAATTTTGGACAAAACGATCAAATCCAGGATATTTCATAATTAGTCCAGCATCCTCAGTCAGCATAATTTTGTTACTATGTCCTTCTGGGAACTCTACCTCAACTTTATTAAGATCCAGATTATACTTTACTTTGGTTTCGTTGTCATCTAGGCAAGTTACTTCCATTTCGACGATTTCACCAACTGAAGCAGCACGAATCTTGAGAAAGATGTACTCTAGATCAAAAGTTGACAAATTCTCTAGTTTGATTCTTGAGGTAATGCATCCTTTCAGCAAGTTTTTTACTGCTACCTCAATTGCTTTTTCATCATCACCCTCAAGTGCCAATAATAGCACTTTTTCCTCTTTTACAAGAAATGGGCGGTATTTAATTGATTTTCCAGTTGAAGGAACCTCCAACTCATAAGTTGGCAGGTCAAGGGTTGGCAAAGCCATGATAATTACTCCAGGTCGTAATAATATTTAGTGCGACTTTTAGAATCAAAAATTGGCGGAAAAAATTTTCCCAGTTTTATGGAATCAAAAAGTCAATTTTGCTATGCTATGGTGTTACTCGTTCCAAGAGTAGTTCCAGATAGTACAGTGCTACCTGCTCCACCACCAGTGTCATTTCTAATATATGTCTCAGATCTATTTTGCTCTGTTTGAACTTTAGTCTGCTCAACTTTGTTATTTACTCTAGAAGAAGAATAATTTGTAGAATCAGTGACATCGCTTGTATAAGTAAAGTGTCTACTATACTGGAATGTTGCCGTAACTCTTGTCAACTGAGAATTGCCATATGATAAAGGCACAGCATCAATAGAGATTGGATATGCTCTTTCCATGTAATAAGTAATAGATGCTCTCCTCTCTTCTTCCGTTTGTCCCTGCTCTGCTTTTGTAATCATAACATTGCAACAATAATCATCTGGATATGCAATATTAATTGCTCTATTTGATAAAGAGTTCCCTGAAACAAACGAACTCTTTGATTTCATTTCTTCAACAGTTTCACCTCTGGCAGCACTAGCTCCTGGTCCTTGTCCAATAATAACATTATGCCATCCAGTTAAAAACTTTAGTGGAGTCATGTTAGCGTCACACATCCATCCCAACTGAAATTCTGTGTAAACTGGAGTGTGTGCGTATGCAACTGTTCCCATACCAGTGTAACGACCAGTAAGTTGTCCAGTCATGGTTCCAACGTTAGGAAGTTGCGCTTCGTCACAAAAATACTTAAAGATGTAATCATTATTAGCATTTGTTCCCACAGTCCCCAAGTTGCTTACATAAGACGCAATATTCTTGTTCACGCTACTTGTGAAAACAAATTGAACATCATACTGATTAGCGACGGACATGCCGCCCCTCTTACTCATTTCTTGTATGAATGTGTTTATAGACACGCTAAATACCTATGTTGGTCCAACTATATTTATGGCATACTCTGGATTGTATAAACCAATCAATCCTGGCAAGTATCGTGGTAATCCAACTCGTGTTATCTATAGATCGTTATGGGAACGAAAGTTCATGGTGTTCTGTGATAACAACCCCTCAATAATAGAGTGGGGGAGCGAAGAGGTAATC